ACCCTTCTTGCAATAATTGTCGAAAGCTAACTGAAGTGGTAAAACTCCAGTCGGCTCACAGGCAATACTGCGATGGGTCTTCCAAGATTTAGGAACGAACTCCACTCGGTTCCACGTAATATTCCTCACCTTTGGTTCCTTATAGCCGAAATAGCGATAAAGAACGTCCAAGTAAGGTTTACTACGCGGAGTACAATCCATTGTCCGTTTGAACTTACTGAACGGAATAGATTGCGACCGAGGGGCGAGCGCTGTCGCACCGCTAGTCACTCTCACATTCGTGGGAAGTGTATCCACGAAAGAGCGCGATTCTCCTAAAACCTCGGAGATTGTGCTTATCGCTCTGGCTATAATTTTGTCCAACCCGAAAGGAATCCTCTCGGGATGAGCATAGTAATAGTCCAGGCGTCTATTCGTTATCCGACAGATCTTTTCAGCTCGATTAAAGCTGTCCAGGGCTGCGGATTCGCAACGAGTAGACTCAGCAAAATCAGCATTCTTGCGAAAGAACGCCGATATTTGTCTGAGACAAGCATACGCGTCGACATCAAGTCTATGCATGTCGAAGTGACTAGTAACATCCGCCAACCACGCGTAATCCCGCGACCGTACTCTTGCGAGTATGGAAGAAGCGGTTTCCGCGCCAAGGCAGTCGGTGAAGTCCAATACGTATAGACGTGTAACCGTCCATACATCAAGTTGAGATTTACTCATGTTAATCTCCATCCCCACATGGGGTTGTTGGTGTATGAATAATGTAACTACCCTCCCTATTTCTTCTCACTGGCGGAATGCCAAGGAGAGAGAGGGATACCGGCGCGTTCCCGAACAAAGTCTGCCGTCCAATAAAGGACAGCGTACAATATCAGGAACGTTAAGCTTGCTACCTTAAGCGACATGACGTTAGTCAGTGCCGCCTGGGAATACCAAGCCGTCGATAAGATCATCAAATTCATCCGACGCGACGAAGTCGCGAAAGATGGCCTTGATGGCAGTTACATCCGTGGTTTGCCCATCAATGGGCGCACGGAAGTTCATGCCTATAGTAGGACGAGAAGACAGTACCAGACCGTCGTCATCTTCAGTGCTATGTTGTACACTGAGAGATGACTCCACGACTTTCTGGTTGCCCACGGGTAGCTTCCTGCCTGCGACAACGAGCTTTACTTTCTGAGCAGTATGCCCAGTGGTAAAGTACGTACGCTTATCACCAAAGTTCTGGTAATTGTTGAGGACAGTAGTCATTGCTGCCATAATGTTTCCTCCTTGGAAACGTTGAGGTTTTAGCGATACTTCCCAGTCTGATAGAGCAGAGCCAAAATATCGGCAAACTGCCAACCATCAAATTGGTTGTACCTCACTTGCGGAACGAAAGATATGCTAGAAGGAGATCGTGTTTGTGCCGTACCTTCATATACCCAGTCAGCGGAAGCCGACCCGGAATATGAGGAATTACCTGCACCGACCAGCGAATACGTAACGGTATAATCCGTTTGCGTACCAACTGACGCCGACCACTCTGGAGAGAGTAGTTGGAACATGATAGAGTCAAGATAAGAGCCTATATCCATAACCCAGTCAAATACAAACGAGAAGGGAATTAATTCCCAACCCGTTTTGACAGGATCAAGGAGTATCCTGGACGGCTTAAACCGCCCAGTTACCGAGCCGCGCAAGGAATGTTTCCCCGCAACGGTTTTGGTAAGGGTATATGTGAGGTGGCCGACGCGCGTATTTGAAACCAAAGTACGCGAATCGGAAAAGGGTATCGAAATACCCGCACGTTCACTATATAACTCTCTTATCGCATCAAACTCATAAATCGCTTTGTGTAAATCCTGCAAGTCGTACACTATGGGGCGAACCCCATAGCGTGCGCCTAACCAAAGGTCAGCTATCTTCGTTGGATCGAAGCTAGCGACCGTCTTGCGAAAAGACAAAAGATGGCGAGCGATCCCCGTTAGGAGATCGACCGTTTTCTTTGCCTCAGCGCCAGAGGTTAGAGCGTCGAAACCCTGCGCATAGATGCGCGAGGTAGCACGCTGCAGAAGCGACTGATGATAGTCTGATGGAGGAGTAAACACGTGCTCGCAATCATAGTTATCGAAATCCATGATGCGGTACGGCTCAGTGAGTGTAACGCCCCTAAAACCTGATATGGTGTATGTAACACCTTTGTCAGATCCTCCTAATGATTTGGAGTTAAAGGTTCCGTTTCCTCCCTGAGCTTCCCACTCTGCCTGATAAAAGGCAGTATGTGGGAGAAGTTCTCCTCGACTAACACGAGCATGGAAGTTAGGGATAGTTTGACCAGTCATATAACGCCTCTCGGCGCTACTGACATAATCAAACGGAGGCGGTTCGCCATTATTACTTTGGCTCTGCGTCTGCGTGGAATTACTTGTCGTAATCCCACTATCCTTGAAATTTACTCCCATGCTATGTGCTCCTTACGTTAATTTCGTAACGTTACATACTCAGCTCTCCGCGAAAGCCGAGATGGGTATCCAGAACGAAAACGGCCCTAGCGGCCGCTGACCCCACCATTATGGTGGGG